CCAAGGTTCTCACCGCCAGGCAGTGTAGAGATCTCAGTTCCACGACCACCTTCTTTACGAGGTAACCAGAAATCTTCGAGCATGGACATATGTTTACGGTCATCTTTCAGTTGACCTGTGTTCGCATCGTATACCAACTTGTTACGATAACGAGACATGATGTCCTTCATGTGTTTCTCTGCCTTTTGTGTAGGCAAGTTACCGACATCAATATAGAAGATACGTCTCTCAGGCGCACGTGCAAGACGATAGATTACCAATGAATCTTCCATCATACGCAACTGGTTGATAGGTTTGATCGCCTTATGTAGGAACGATACTACACGTTTCCTAGAAGGATCAAGTAAACCAGATGTGATATAGGATACTGAGTCTGGACTTAATTTAACACCAGACTGTGTTCCCGCCTTTTCTTGGTAGATGTAAAACTCTTCTACCTTATCTACGATCTTCGCACTAGTTGTCGGATCTTTCTTATACTTAACTTCTCGAACCTTACGGATCTTAGCCGCATCGATAGGTCTTATCTCTTGTATGCCTAACTTCAAGTTCGATTCGTCCACGACTAGGTGATGATACAAACGACCATCTACATACCATGAACGGAAAATATCGTGACCAAGTTCGTTGAAATTTAACATAGAACATACTGCGTCAAATTCTTCAACAATGGTCTTCTTAATTTTGTCAGATGCTTTTACTTGATCGAGATCGAGTTCTACTGGTGCTTCCATTTCGGAACCAGAGATAGACTCGTTTACAATGTCCTCGATAGCGGCATCTACTTCAGGATGTTGTGCAACACCCCTATACTTTTGAATCTGTTGTGTGTTGTCCTTCGCATCGGCACCATCCATGTCGATGTATGTTCCGAAATGCGAACCACTGGCAGTAACATACCCCGCACCATCTGGATCAACAGTTGGTACGATCGAAGGGAGTTTTTCTTTTTCCTTTTCTTTGGTTGCCCTCTTGATCTCGAAACCAAAGAGTTTTAAACCGTTATTGTCTTCTGCCATAAATTTGGAAACCTCTATAATAAAGTGGTAAGGGGAAAATCCCCCTACCACTATTACTTATACTAGAATTAACTAGTAGTGTTTGACTCCCAGTATTGGATTGCAAACTCTACTGTGAACTCTTCGATTGCATCGTTAGTCTCATATGACAACGCAATTTCACCTACGTTGACAGGGAAACAACCACGGAAGTTATATGTTTTCAATATATCTCCGTTACGATCCAACTGATCCACGACTAGATCCGCTTCGTAATCAACAGGGTTGTTCAAACCAGTATTAGCACTGTGTGCATTAATACCGTTCATCCAACGCTCCATTGCGTCACGAACACCAAAATCAGTGTCGTTGATAATAGTTACAGTCCAGTTAGCGAATGTTCTATCACCAGCAATCTTCAACTGACGACCACGGAACGGTACAGTAACCAATGCCATTTCTGATACTGGTAACTGTGCTGTCTTACAGAGGAATGATGCAAGTTCTACATCACCACCCGCGTAAGCAGGAAAGTTCAATGTTGCCTTGAAGAGATTGGGGCGAGCGCCACCACCACGGAGTTTTGACTTAAAGTCATCTACACCTAATACAGCCATTTTTTCTCTCCTTTACCTTATACCGTGCCAACTACTTCTTCAAACTCTACACCAGTTCTAACTGCAACGAAGTTAAGCGTTACGAAGTTAATTGAACGGGCGGGTTTGATGAAGATTGAAGCGATAAATTCGTTTCGATCAATGACAGCAGGAGTGTTGTTTGTTTCGTCACAAACGACACGGAAGTCAGTGATCCCCCTACGACCTTGTACTTCACGAAGTAAAGGTTCTACGATGTTAGTGAACTCTGCACGAGTAAACTCGTCATTGAATTCGAACATCACGTTTTTAGCGGCACGAGCGATAGCACGTTCGAGAACAAGGAACAACCTACGCACGTTAATGCGATCGAATGCACTTGGACGACTCTCGAAAGTCTTATCACCAAATAGAATCACACCAGAGCCAGGAATGTTGGCAATAGGGTTGATTCCCGCTTTATACAGAGTGTCTCTCTGTGTTTTGTTTGGATTGCTAAGAATGTCAGTCACACCTAAGTAGTTACCTCGTCTCTGACCAGCAGGAGAGAACCACGGAGCTGCAACTGCATCTGTACCAGCGAATAGACCAGCGGTACTAGAGTTAGCAGGTATATTGACATACTTATCGTTGTACTTGTCATAAACCTTCAACCAGTTATTATCAATAACTAGGTATGAAGAACGAGTACAACCACTCGCAAACGATACTGCGTCTACTACAGGAGAAGTTCCTGTGATAGCAGCTTTGTCAGGAGAAGCGGTTACGACACAATCTTTACGACCAACTGCAATTGACACTAGGTCATTTACAATTGTATTACCCGCAGTCTTTGTTGGAAGATCTGGGGCGATTAACATGTCTACTTGTACTGTCTCTACATCTTCAAAAAGATCGAAACCAGTTGCATATTCTGAAGTTCCTAGATCACCAGAATTAACACCACCACCAAGTTTAATTTTAGACTTTGTATCTGTCCAAACATCTTTGAAGGCGACTGAGTAATCCTGTGCAGAATCTACATCGGCAGTTTCACCAATATGGTATCCCATATTATCATGAGCAGCACCGAATGCAGAGTCATCTCCGAAGTAATCATTCCAAACATAGTTAGACTTGTTGTTTAGAACATCTGAGATGTATGAAGGTGTTCCGTCAGAAGTTTTTGCATCTGCAAGAATCGATACATGTGGGAATGTTTCGAGAACGGTTCCTTTAGTTCCAGAGATTGCACCAGTACGGTCTATAACCGCGACATGCATCTCATCGTTTGATGAGGAACTATTGATACCCGCAAGGTGCGGTGAAGTGCCAGGCGCTTGATCGAAATCATCTTTATAAGTCCAGTTATCAAATGCCGAATCGGCACCCATAGCGGGACAGAAAGAAACTTCGAGAGCATTACCCAATGCACCCGCATACTTAGCTGCGAATGAACCAGTCTTAGATGTACTTAGTGTTAGTCCATCAAAGTGATCTCGGTTTTTAATGAGGATCTGTTCACCAGCAGAGTCCGCTACTGCTTCTAGTAAATAAGAAGAAGATGCGTTCACGGCTGCGTCCGTTACCTCACGAACCACATATAGAGAGTTAGAGTACTTCAAAAATGAAGCGGCAGACAAGAAGTCTACATTATTTGTTGTATCGGGAGAACTGAAGACAGACACCAAACCACTCTCATCGGCTACTAGTGTTCTTTCCTCTACAGGCCCCCATCTGAAATTCCCTACAAATGCGCCAGTAGATGAAGTCACACTAGGCACTACCCCAGTGAGATCAATCTCTTTGACTACAATTGCGGGAGAAGCTGATGTTGCCATAACTTTATCCTTTTGTTTATCGGTTACGAATTATAAGTTTATCATTATACGGTAATTTTCAATACTAGTATTTATAATTTTTAGGTTTTTACCAGTCATGTATGCCCGTATCATGAATCCTATTCACCCAATCCTCTAACGATTCTCCCTCTATTTGCATAGATTCTTGACGTTGAATCTCTTCTGATCCGTCATCAATGAATCCGCCAGGCGGAACATCGTCTTCGATTTCTCGCATCTTTTCCTCAAACATCATCTGTTTGAGATTAATATCTGTCATGTCCGCGAAGAATTGGGTGGATACGAAATATCCGAACATGACTAAATTCATCATGAGATCATCATGGTTACCATCCGATGCCTCATACGATTGTCCTTTACCTACGAAAGTGGATATCTCCAAGATCGTATTCTCATCTACTATCTCTAGTTTACCTTCTTCCAGTATATCCTTGATTGCAGAACATCCAAGTCTCTTCACCTTTCGGTTCATCTCAATACCGATAGAGTTAGCTTTTACTGCGGAAGATAGATGCACGTTCTCATACTCTAGATCATAGTATAATCCATTACATACTACAGATCCTTGG